GTCACAGGGCTAAAGGCGGTAAGGATTTGCCCCCCCTACCCCAGCCGTCTTCACGGGCTGTCTTTATGCTGTGGCACGATGCACATAAGCTCTGCCAGTTGTTACGATCCCAGAATAGGCTCATGTCGCCTTTGTGAGAGATGATGTGATCGACAACCAACGCAGCGGTGATGATTCCACGCTGTTCGCAATGCACACACAGTGGATGTGAACGTAGATGCGAGTCACGCGCCGTGCGCCATTTGCTTCCGTAGCCACGCGCCGCTGTCTTTCCGCGTCGCTGATCCTGCTCGCTCTCCTTTGCCCTTTGATGCTTATCACATCGACTGCCCGAGTAAACCAGAGCAGGGCATCCTGGATGATTGCACGGCCTTGGTGCTGATCTTGGCATGGTCTTCAGCGTCTGAGCGGGCTTAGGTGCTATTATGGGAAAATTTACACAAAAGCGTTGCGGTTGTCAACATCCAATTTATTCGATCTTCTCAGCACGGAATTAACACGTTGATCCAGGTCGGCCACATGCCGATAAACCAACTCATAGCGACTGTGCCAAGTCCTGCAAAAGTTTGATTTATCGATACCCATAGCCGCGCTTATTTTGCTGTCAGATAACCCCTTGAAACCCGAACCATTGCAAGTCGGACAAACCCGGTTCGCTTTCAAGCCGACGCCCGAACAATGACAGCAACGATTGGGCCGCACCACCTCAAACACTGCCAGCGCCGCCATGTTAACCACCGTCGGCCTGCCCCTGACGATATTCCACATGTCCCTGACAGCAACACCAGCCGCCCAAACGCGCACTTGAGCAATCAACAACCGTTCGGCTTCACGGTCTTCAGCGTACTTTGCAAACGCCAGATTCATCGACGCCGCATCCAGCCCAGACAACAAACCTGCCAGCTCATCACGCGTTAACTGATCACCGGAGCGCCTGCTACTGCTTGGCCTGCCCATCAGTGAAGCGTGATACCGCATGGAACCCGCACACAATAATCCTATTATTTCTACGCTTGCCATCTAACTCACCAAAAAGTTGCAAACTACCGTGGACCACCTGGACCACCTGGACCAAGCCACGAACTACAAGGCTTTCCAAAATCTTCAAATGTGCCGGTTTTTTGAAAACTACCGCTACCCTGGACCACCCTGGACCACCATGGACCAAAAATAGATATATTAATTAATTACTTATATTTACTGGTCCATATGGTCCATATGGTCCATAGTAAATAATGATATTAGTAATATATATGTCTGCATGTTTTATATAGGGGTATATAACCCCGTATAAAAAAAACGCGCACTCGCGCGCACGCGCGAATTTGTAACGTGGACCACCTGGACCACCTGGACCAAGCCACGAAATTCGCGGGTTACTGGTCCAGGGTGGTCCAGGGTAAAAATCAATGACTGCGATTTATTCCCATTCCTCCAGCGGAATTGAGCAAATTTTAGAGAATATTTCCCTGCATTCTTGCAAAGTAGAAAACCCGTAAGAACGTTTCCTTCCGGCGGTGTTTCTGGATCGCTCAGCGTTAAAAAGCCCCCAACTCATCAACTTCTTGCCCACTACACAATCACTTTCTATATGCATTATTCTCAACTTAGTGCAATATCCCACATAATGATCATAAACTTTTCGCTTAACCTCCTCCTCAGGCCAAACGCATTCCGGCTCTTCAGCATAACCTTCCGATTCCCACAAATATCCGTCATACAAAACCGAAAACCACCACTGCACAATCGACCCCCCAGATCGTATCTTCAGCTCCCAACCCACCTCCTTCAAATGCTCCGGCACCGTGCGCGGTTCAAAGTTTGTCAAATCCAGCGCCAACAATTCCGCCATTAGCGCCTGATAACCGCCATTCACCAACTCTTTCTTGATCCTCGCAAAATAGGGATGGTTTTCTTTCCAATCGGCAGACACATCGGCAATAATAAAGCGCCTGTCATCCAGCCCGCGCGGAATGACCCAATCCTCGTTTGAAGCCGCAATCAACCGCTTGTAATTGTTCATCGCGATAATATCCCGGCCCTTGCGTTCGATCGCCGTGATCGGATCGGTTACCATGTGCTTCAAAGCGCCCTCTGCGGTCTTGTCACCGCCCCATATCGCCTCGTTTGCGAAAACCAGCAGGCAATCTGCCAGGTGACCTGAAAAACGCCCGGTAACCTGCAAAATATTCGATAACTGAATATAGTGAGCCGTCCCAACCAATATCCCAATCGCCTCGACAAAGGTATTCTTGCCCACCCCCTGCTTGCCGCGTAAAACAAAAGCCGTCCCCGGCAACTCATCCGGCTTCTGAAACAAATGCGCAAGCCAACACCACAAATAATCGAACAGCTCCTGAACTTCTGAACAGATCACCTCAAATACAAACTTTTTGAAATACGTGCAAACGCCAGGCTTAGGCTCAATGCCAAAACCCTGAAACAGATTGAAATAATCCGGCGTGTCCTTGTGCGGCGCGAACACCACGCCCTCATATTGCCGACGCTCAGGATGCTCCAACCATACCGAGGCAATATCGGCCAACTTACCCTTGCTCCAGGTTTTCAGGTTGAAATAGCGCAATTGTAAATCTTGAGAACTCGAAAACGTGACCATATTCCGCATCAGCGCCGGGTCCCATTCCTGATTCATCACCAACACGCGCCCCGCAATCGGGACGATCGCGTGTTTAGCATTCAAGTCCTCGACAAAATGATCAGAGTTAGGCCCCTTTTCACCCCCATCCGGGGGGGCGCGTTGCGGGCTTTTTTTCAGCAAATTGACGGGCACGCCCAACGCCTTGGCTCCCCGTTTCAACAACAACTCAATTTCGGCAGGATGCAGCGGCGACAATTGCAACGTTGAGCAAATGCGCAAAATAGCGTCAACATCCGCCCCGGCCGCGTTCAGTTCGTCCTCGAAAAGTTGTCTTGAAATCGCGGTAGCCAATATCGGATCAGCGCTGCTTTTATCAGCCGCCTTGCCCAAATCCGCTTCCGCCATCAGCTTACTGTTATCGCGTAAATACTGAAGCAAGGCCTCACCCGTCAGGCCCTCGTCTATTGCATCCACCACATCCCATCCGGACTTTTTTTCACCCGGCGGGGGAATGTCCATAACCCAAAGCCTGCCGCCGTTTTTCGGCAACAAGTTCGTCACGATATACGCAATTTTTAGCGCCGCCATCCAGCCTGGCTGCTTGTCCTGTGGCAGCAACACACCGGCTTTATCCCGTTGCGCATCGCAATCCGCCCAAATAATCACATCGCGGCCAGCTAACGGCGAAAAGTCCGTTTTATTAACCGCCTTGCCACCACCAGGCCACGACACGCACGCCATGTTGGGCAACTGCGCAGCCGCTGCGTCGGCGCATTTCTCGCCCTCGACGATCAAAACCGGTGCGTCCGGCTTGGCTGCAAGACGATCCAGGCCGTACAACCAACGCGGCTTTGCGAACGCCATCCAACGCCATTCCTCAAGCCCCGTTAACTTGTGCTTGCACCATGACAGCGGCAACACTTCCTTACCGCCATCCGACGTTTTAAAGCGGTAAACATAGCCCAGGGTATTGCCCGCCTCGCCCCGATAACACCACACCTGTTCCGGCAGGCCGCGCTTGACGTGCGCCTTGGGCGGCGGCGGAGGGTCAACGGGGGTGAGGGGCTGCCAGGGCGAAACCTTGGCGGATTTTGGTTGTGTTACAGGCTTGGCGCGAGTTGAACCGCCCTGCAACTGTTCGGAAAGCCCGAACTGTTCAGCCAAGGCCTTTGCCGCGTCACCCTGATTATTATTGTGGAAAAGATAAGCGTACAGCGAAACAGGATCGCCGCCGCTGTCGCCGGTCGCGAAATCCTCCCACACGCCCGAATTAACATTGATCGAAAATGAACCGGCATGGCCATCACTGCGCGTCGGATTGCGCGCCACATACTCGGCGCCTGATTGCTTGCCATCCGGCAACCACTGCCTAAGCAACGATTCAAAACGGGGCGACGCAACCGCATTGATCGCGTCAAAATACGGTTTTTTAGAGCGCGGTTGGCCGGTTGAAGGTTTCATGCCGTGGATTTTGTCTTATTTTGCAAAATAAGCATTATTCAAAACCGCCAATCTGCGGGTTTTGAACTATCCAAAACCCGAAATCTGCGGGTTTTGAACTATCCAAAACCCGAAATCTGTAGGTTTTGAACTTCATTCAACACGATCCTTGCCATCATGCCCGCCAACCACAATCAGCACATCCGTCAAAAAACTTTCCAGATCCCCGTCATTATCGATAAACCGGTCAGCAGTCTGATCATAAATACCATCCTCGCTGCGATGCCTGTCATTGTCATCATTCCCCAGGCGGTCAACATGAATAATCAACCCGCCCAGTTCGCGAATCATCGACGCCTCATTCTCAAAGCGCACATCGTCAAACACAATATCCGCATCGCCATAGCGCTCAATCTGGGCGCGTGCCGCAATTACCCATATATCCGGATGGATCAAATCACGCCCCCACTCCGTCCCCAATAACTGCATCATTTGCCGGCAGGATTTGTAAAACGGGGGAATCGACTGCTCCTTGTCTTCATTCATCAACTCGTCGATCCGGATGCGTCCATAACCCAAGGTCATCAGTAAGCCCGTTAGCATCATACGGATGCCATGCGCAAACGACAGGCCGACAAAGCCCGACTTCATCAGATGTTTAGCGGCAGTGGTTTTTCCGGATTGTTTGCGGCCTGTGAAGCCGATGAGCAGTCTAGCCATAAGCCATCCCCGTAGAGACGCAAAATCTTGCGTCTCTACCTTTATTTTTTGTATAAACAAAAACTGGTTTATTTGGGTTTTTGTATCTACAATAAGTTGAAACTTTCACCCAACAGGAATTAAAAATCATGACTACAGTTACTTTCGATACCCACGCGTTTATTAAAAAACTGACCGAAGCCGGTTTTACCGATGAACAAGCTGAAGTGTTAATCGATACGGTACGGGCGGCACAAGGCGTTGATCTTTCCAACCATGCCACTAAAACAGATTTGCTGGAACTGGAAAACAGGCTGGTTAAATGGGATATAGGTATCGATTTGGAACAAATAGCGGTTATTTCCGCATTGATAAAATTGCTTTGAATGAACTTTCCAGCGCCTAAAAAGACCGGCAGGCCACGTTCTGATTCACCCAAGATAGCCTTCGCCATACGCCTTGATCCTGAAGTGCTTGAAGCTTTCCGCGCCACAGGCAAAGGCTGGCAGACGCGCATAAATGACGCGCTGAAAGAATGGCTCAATGGCCGTGCGGTGTAAGCTTGCGCTTGCATTAGTACATAACATCCAATCCTGTCGGAAGTTTTAGTTGTCTAGCTTTGCCTGTGTGCCGTTAAGCCGCTGGCTGAGTGGCTTTTTGGGTGGCATTGGATAGTTTTGCGTTTTGTATTTAACTATCGTTTTTTGAATTATTGTTTGTTATAAATTTTTCCAATTTATGTATATTTATAAGCGTTGGATTTTTAATGCTTCCTTGTGCAAATTTTGTTAGCCAATGGTAATTAACGCCACTTTGTTTCGATATGGCCATATAGTTTCCAATTGTTTTTATTTCGTCCCTTATAGAATTTACATAATTTAATAGTTTCATTTTTCAAAAATAACAGGATTAAGATCAAAAAACAAGCAATGACTTGCTTGCATTAAAATAAAACATTGGAAGCGATCATGGATGAGCGCGACCCCCCAGTGGAGTCGCGTAACGAAGTGGAGCGCGGAACGCGAGGGCCGATTTAAATGGCATCCGCTTTCTGCTTTAATTTTTCTTTAAGCGCATCTTTTATGTATTCGGACATAGACACACCTAGATTTTCAGAGGCTTTAACAAGCTCTATTTTCAGGTATTCGGGTAATACAATCTGGAATCGGACTGTTTTTATTTTTGATTTCATGTGTAATTTACTGTGCATGTGTGTTTTACTGTGCTATATTATACACATGAAAATCATGAAAGCCTATAAATTCAAGTTTGAACCAACAAAAGCACAAGCTGCACAACTGGCTATCGAGTTCGGTTGTGCGCGGTTTGTCTGGAATCGTGGATTGATTGAGAGGGATTATGCCTATAAAAACTGGGATGTTAGCCTGAACTCAAACGATTTGAGCCGACATATTACCCAGTACAAGAAAACAGAATATCCGTGGTTGTGTGATGCAACAGCCGGTGTGTTGAACCAAAAACTGATTGACCAGGATAAGGCGTTCGATAACTTTTTTAAGGGCCGGGCAAAGTTCCCAAAGTTCAAGAAAAAGAGCCATGCACAAAGTATCAGGTATCAACTGGATCAACGGATTGTACTGAATAATTTTCGTGCTGGTGAGTTGCTGAAGTTGCCTAAACTTGGCGAATTGAAAGTGAAATGGTCACAAGTACCCGGTGGAATACCCAAGATGGTTACGGTTAGCAAGTCTGCCAGTGGCAAGTATTTTGTCGGTTTCATGTGCGAGGTTGAGCAGGGCTTAATGCCAATGACTGGAAAGGTTGTCGGTATTGATGTCGGCATAAAGGACGTAGTTGTAACCAGTGATGGATTTCACTCAGGCGCACCGAAGTATACGTATTATTACCAGCGTAGGCTCAAGAAGGCGCAACGGGTTTTAAGCAGGAAAAAGAAAGGTAGTAACGGATGGAAGAAGCAACGGATTGTTGTAGCGAGGATTCATGAGACGATAACCAACTCTCGGAAGGATTTCTTGCACAAGCTCACGACTAAACTTGTGAGTGAAAATGATGTTATCTGTGTTGAGGATTTGAATGTATCCGGCATGTTGAAGAATCGCAAGTTATCAAAAGCGGTTGCAGATGTGGGTATATTCGAGCTAAACCGGCAGATTGAATACAAGGCGCAATGGTACGGAAAAGAAGTGGTTAAAATTAGTCGCTGGTTTCCGAGTACCAAGACGTGCTCAAGTTGTGGCGAAATAAAGCCTATGAAATTGAGCGAAAGAGTTTATGAATGTGGTTGCGGATTGTCTCTTGATAGGGATTTGAATGCAGCCATAAATATAAAAATGGCTGGGTTAGCCATGAGTGGAGCCATATATCAACCAGAGAAGGTAGCAGCGTGAGTTGTTGCTTGTTTCAGGATGGCCGTGAAACTCGACCCGCACTAACTGTTAGCTTTCGCTTGGAGCGAGGCGGTCAGTTTGAAAGCGGATTCCAATTCCACCTTCCAGGCTGTTATTTTTGCGCCCAACTTTACCGGCCTTGGTAATGGGTCATTTGGGTCTTTTAAGAAAAGGAAAAACCATGAAACGCCAGTTGTTATTAGCCCAATTTGCCTCAACGCCCTGGGCGCTAACGCCTGATTACCTGGCATTAATGGCCGATGTCTTGACCCGCTGGGCAATTGACGCCCCGGTATCGGCTGAAATCCAGGAAAAAATCGACGACGACAAACAAATCCGGGCAGCCAGGCAAACGCAAGGACAAAAATCCGGCGCTATCGCCGTTATTCCTGTTTACGGCGTACTGACCCAAAGACCCCCGCAAAATATCAGCGGCCCTGGCGGCACCTCCACCGCCTCAATCGCCAACGCGGTCAAAGCGGCGGCCAATAATTCAAGCGTGGCACAAATTTTGCTCGATTTAGACGGACCCGGCGGCAGCGTTTTCGGCACCTCCGAAGCCGCCGACGTAATCTACCAGGCCAGGGCGCAAAAACCTATCATTGGCATCGTCAACAGCATGGCGGCCAGCGCCACGTATTGGCTAGGCTCCCAATGCAGCGAATTATACTGCACACCGGGCGGCGAAGCGGGCAGCATAGGCGTTTATGGCGCGCACCGCTACCTGGGCAAGATGCTGGAAAAAGACGGCATTGAAACGACCTTAATCAGCGCCGGAAAATACAAAACCGAGGGCAACCCGTTTGAACCGCTCTCGGAAGAAGCCAAAACCGCTTATGAAATGCGTATAAACGAGTATTACACGCTATTTATAGCCGCCGTCGCCCGTGGTCGCGGTGTTAACGCCGCAACCGTACAAAAAGGCATGGGCCAGGGCCGCATGTTGGGCGCTGAAGCGGCGCAGGCTGAAAATATGATTGATGGCGTCATCACCTTCGATGCCCTGCTAGAAAATATGATCCGGTCAGCGAAACCCAGCCGCTCGAAACTCGCCAGCGCACGGCGCGATTTGGCGTTGATGTAGAGACGCCGTAGAGACGCAAAATATTGCGTCTCTACAAAACAAAAATTAATATTTATGCAAAACGACCCCACCACATGGCCGGCCATTACCTGGATCATTGCGCTAACCATGGCGCTATCCGGTGGTTTGATCAACTGGTTTGGGCAAAGTAAAAAATTTATCGCCGGACAATTCAGCATTTTTGAATTGTTTGGGGAACTTTTCACCAGCGGCTTTGTAGGCGTCGGTCTGTTTATGTTTATCGATTCGCTTAACCAACCTATGGGGCTAAGTGCAGCTTCAGCGGGTATCGGCGGACACATGGCCACCCGATTCCTATTTTTAGTTGAGCGCCGCATAGAAAAAAAATTATTGGATGACGAAGTAAAGGAAAAATTATGATTGTAGTAACCGTTATTTTTACGGCATTGATTTGCGGCACCGTCATCTGGATGCTCCATGGTATCGGTAGAATTTTGATGTACGAAGATCAGAAAAACGCAATTAAAGATGAAGATGACTTCCCACCTGCCCGCTAACGCGGGCTTTTTTATGCCCTTAAGGGCCCATTTAAAGTGAGTAAACTTATGCGTACCAGTAAAAAATTGCGCGATCTCCAGGCAAAGAAAGCCGGTTTGGTCGCATCCGCCCGCGCGTTGACCGATTTGGCAGAAAGCGAAACGCGCGATATTTCCGCCGAAGAAAGCACCCAATTTGAAGCGTTGCGCGATCAGATAACCGCCATCAACACGGCCATCGATCGTGAAAATGAATTGCTCGCAGAGGAAGCCAGTCTTGGTTTCAGCGCGGGTAGCAGCGTCATCGACATGGGCGACAACCGGGAAAAGGACGAAAAGCGGGGCTTTAAAAGCTTTGGTGAGTTCTTACATGTTGTGAAAGTGTCTTCAGCCGGTCGTAATGCCATGGATGAACGCCTGTCACTAGTGGCAGCGGCCCCTAGTACTTTTGGCGGGGAATCAACCGGCACTGACGGTGGATTTTTAGCCCCCCCTGAATTTAGCAGAGAAATATTTAGCTTATCACTGACTGAAGATTCCCTGTTACCGTTGACCGACAACATCGAAATCAGCGGCAATTCCATGGTTTTCCCTAAAGACGAGACTACTCCATGGGGTACTGATGGCGTCCGCGCCTATTGGCAGGCGGAAGCTACCGCAGCCACAGCCACCAAGCCGAAATTTGGCACCTCGATTTTGCGCCTGCAAAAACTGATGGCTTTAGTGTATCTATCAGATGAAATGATAGACGACATTAACGCAATGAATACGTACCTGCCCCGCAAATTTGCAGATTCCATTCGCTGGAAAACTAATGAATCGCTATTGTTCGGCACCGGTAACGGTCAACCATTGGGTTGTTTCTCAAGCGCCGCGTCAGTCATGCAAGCCAAGGACGGTAACCAGTCAGCCAGCACGGTTTCAACAGCCAACATTCTCAACATGATAGCGCGCTTGATACCCGGTTGTTTCCCCCGCTCTCAATGGCTGATCACGCCGGATGCTTTGCCTTCGCTATTCGGTTTGACACTTGGTAATTATCCAATTTACCTGCCGGTCAATCAGGGCATTCAGGGCAATCCCTACGGCACCCTGATGGGCAGGCCGATTATGGTCAGCCAACATTCACCGGCATTTTCATCGCAAGGGGATATTTCGCTTATCGATCCAAGCTATATTCGCTCAATCACCAAAGCGGGCGGCATCCAGACCGCAAGCTCGCTTCATATTGCTTTCGATGCCGATGCCACTGCGTTCAGAGCCACTTTCCGCGTTGACGCCCAACCCAAAATTGCAGCGCCGGTCACGCAGGCGAAAGGCAGCAAAACCCTGTCTGCGTTCATCCAGCTCGAAGCCCGTTAATCGATGTAGAGACGCAAGCTATTGCGTCTCTACGAAAACCGAAATTATTTATTTCAGGAGTAAAGCATGTTTCCGAATCAAAAAATATCAGAATCCTTGGTGATGGTAGCCAACATCGCCCCCATCAGTCAGGGCGTCGGCTCGGCCGCTACCGCCTGGGTCCCTGTTAAAAACTACCACCAACTTGCAGCGATCATCAATACCGGCGTGCTGGGCACAGCGGCGACGGTTGACGCCAAGCTACAGCAGGCGCAAGATGCCAGCGGCACCGGCGCGAAAGACATTACCGGTAAAGCGATTACCCAGATCGTCAAAGCGACCGGCGACGGCAAACAGGCGATTATCAACGTGCGCACGCAGGAACTGGACACCAACGGCGGGTTTACCCATGTTGGTTTATCGGTCACTGTTGCCGCTGCCGCCAGTCTGGTATCGGCGGAACTGGTCGCCATGCCCCGTTATGCACCGGCATCTTCACTTAACCCAGCCGCTGTCGTTCAAGTCGTCTGATTTATGCCGCTAAAAATACTCACGCCGCCGGTTGCGCTGCCCTTGCACATCGCCGATGTACGTCAACATTTGCGGCAGGACATCACCGACGACGACAATCTGATTACCACTATCTATCTGCCGCAAGCGGTGGCCAGTGCGCAAATGGAAACCCAGCGGCAATTAGTGGCCGCGCGTTATCAGTACATCCTTGACGCATTCCCTGGCCCGAGTTTGATGGGCGTACCCATGGGCAAAGCGTTCGGCATTCCACGGCACGCCATTCAGATGCCGGTTGGCCCGCTTATACAGGTTATCAGCATCGAATATACCGCGATGGATGGCAGCACGCAAACGATGCCGACCACGGATTACACCGTTGACCTTACGTGCGATCCGCCCCGGATTACGCCGGTATTCGGCAAGATTTGGCCGATTACCTTGCCGCAAATAGGATCGGTGCGCGTGACTTTCGACGCGGGCTATGTCGCGGCGTTTGTTGCCAATGCAACGTCAAACACCGTTGCTATCAGCGGCTGGAAAACGCTGTTGGTAGGCGACACCGTCAGGCTTAGCAATTCCGGCGGCGCGTTGCCAGCGCCATTAACGATTAAGACCGATTACTTCATCCAGTCTGTTGTCAGTCCCGGCGTTTACACACTGGCTGCAACATTCGGCGGCGCTGTAATCGATATTACCAACGTGGGAACCGGTCTTAATTTTGTCGGGCAAACCGGCTTCAACGGCAGCGCCGGGGAAATACCCGGCGGACTATTAGCCTGGCTATTGATGGCGGTTGAAACCCGATATTCATACAGAGGTCAATTGATCAATACGCCTGGCGTGATCACCAATAACCCCTATGTTGACCGGTTGCTTGATCCTTACCGGATGGTAATCCTATGACAGCCGCTGTCGCCCGCTGGCCGGACACCGGCGAACTGGTGCGCCGCGTCACCATTCGGCGCTGGACGGACACCGCCAATATTGGTTTTGGCATCGACCAGAATTTTGATGCCGGTATCACCCGTTGGGCAAAAATTCAGCCGGTTCTGGGCGAAGCGTATTATGGCGCGAAACAAATCGGTGAGGACATCACGCACCGTATCTGGTTGCGCTATGGCCCAGGCACCCGGACGGAAGAAATAACGGGCCAGCATGTTATTGATTATTCACAAGGCAACCGGCGCTTTCGCGTCGTGCGGACAACGAATAGCAGCGACGCGCAGATGTTTACGATGGTTGAATGCAAGGATTTGGGGGCAATAACGTGACCGATTTGCTCAATCTCCGGATTACCCTGGAACCGCATTTTAACCGGTTGCTGTTTGACAAACGCCAACTTAAAGCGGCCATCCGCAAAAGCGGCGCTGTCGTGCGAAGGGAATCCAGGCGCTTGATTTCCAGCCGCGCGGTATCCTCGGCCGGCGATTTCCCCGGCTATGATTCCGGCACGATGAGCAGGGCAATCAAGATTAAGGTAGGTTCAGGCGGCGGTTATGTGCGGATTATGCCGTACAGAACGGCGGAAATGGGCGACGATTTTTATCCGGCTTATCTGGCCGTCGGCACCCGGCGCGGCTTGCAACCCCGTAAAGATTTTATGGAGGCCGCCTTGAACAACAAACAGGCCGAAATCAGGGCGGCTATTTCAGCGTCCCTGGCTAATTCACTTAGAGCGCAATTGCGCTAGACTTACAAAGCAGGAAAAAAAGATGAGCTTATTACGTGGACAATCCAACGCAGTGGGCGGCGGTGATATACCCGTTTTTGTTGATGCGGCAACTAACGCCATGTTAACTAAATCAGCATCAGGCGCGTTAGCGTCGGGCGAGGCCCATATAGGTGAAGTCGGCGGCAATATGCTTACGATTTCCGCCGAAATGACACGGCCAGCCGACACCACGGCTTATACGGCTGGTGATGTGGTCAGCAATAACGCGACAACGACAACACCCGTGCAGTTAGCCAATATTTTCAGGGTGGCTAGCGGCAGTGGTTATATCGTTAAACTGCGTCTGGTCACTGATAAAAAATCAATTACGCCACGATTGAGACTGCATATTTTCAATGTCAACACCGCGACAGTAGCAGCAGATAACGCGCCGTATAAAGAACTTTACGCTGATTCAGACAAGCGCCTGGGTTATTGGGATATGCCCGCGATGATAACAGCAGCCGATACTACCAATTCCGATATGAGTCGGACATTGGATTTAAACTGTCGAATAGCCGTTACTGCGGCCAATGGATCACGCGATCTGTTTGTCGTTTATGAAGCCTTGGACGGATTCACCCCGGCATCTGGGCAAAAATTCAATATAACGGCTGTGATGGACAATAACTAATGTTCCGGCTTCGTGAAAGGCGATTATTTACGTCTAAAGCTGCTGCAATTCCCAGCTTTTACCAAAATTATGCCACCACGCCACAGATTGATTCCCGCATAACGTGGGCGCGTAACATTACCGCAACCTGCATGGCTTATGCACCCACAGCCGTAGCAGGCGATTTGCCGATATTAACAACGTGTGCGGCTAATGAACCACGTTTTAACAATGCAAGGCGTATCGGTCAGAATAATTGGAGCGCAATATTAAATGATGGCTCGGCAATACCATTGCCAATTACCTTGTTGGCGGAGGAAGCCCGTACTAATTTACTGGTAACACCCGCTACACCAGCAACGCAGAATATAACGACGACTGCACAGCCCTATACTGTTTCAATGTGGGGGACAGGCACATGTGTTTTAACAGGAACAGCGACAGGAACACTAACAGGAACAGGCGCAACGGATAGAGTTTCATTAACAGTACCAGCTACAGCCGGGACTTTAACGCTGACATTTTCTGGAACTAACACTAATGGACAGTTTGAAGCTGGTCCTACTATGTCTAGTTATATTCCTAACAATACGCCTCGTGTGGCCGATGTTGCCAGTTTAACAGGTGTAGGTTTAAGTTGGTACAACGCCGAGCAAGGCACTTTTGTTATCAAAGCATCTGGAAAATACTCATCGGCTCCTGGTAATATCGGTGTGTGGAATCCCTTATTAACGGGCGAAGGCACGTATGCCATTCGGTACAATAAAAACATTGATAATAGTGCATATCTCTATTTGCCCAATGCGCAAGCGGGTGTAAATCCTGTTGAATATCAATATATTCCAACGCCGACGACGATTTTACTGTGTGAACAGGGCATTATTAATATCAGTAGTTGGACATATTATCCGAGTGATCTAACGCCTTCTGTTTGTGCTGGTTTGGTTAATGGCACATTGACGACGATTTTTGATACTAGCTATGCGGCAACCTCAAATTTTACTAGCGCATTTCAAACCTATCCCTGGTTTAGTGCAAAATATTTTCCAAAAATTAACACGTCTAACGCAACAAATTTAAGTCTTGCATGGTATCAATTACCTGTACCGACTTTTCCAAGTATTGACACCACTAAAGTTACCAACTTTACATCAGCATTTAGAGTTTTAATTAATTTAGTTATCTTTCCGCTATTGAATACGATAGCCGCTACCAATTTTAACTTATCATGGGACGGGGATACTTCATTGACCACATTCCCTCCTAACTTTTTTGATAATGCTAAAGCTACTGTTTATACAAATTCCTTTAGAAACTGTGCATTGTCTCAAACATCCGTTGATAATATTCTGGTGTCTATTAATCAGTCGAGATTGAATACGCCAAGTTTGATTAACGGCACTCTAAATATGACAGGCGGGACTAACGCAACTCCATCAGCGACAGGGCTTGCAGCGAAAGCTGCATTAGTAGCAGCAGGATGGGCAGTGAGCCATAACTAGAGTATAATCAATACGTTATAACAGTTTTGTGTCTAGGTTTAGCGGCTGAAAAGAGGGAAACCTACCCTCCTGACACAATTTTTAAAGTAGGTATTTTGATGAGGTGTCAGAATGTTAACGCAAGAAATAGTAAGAGAACACATAAATTACGATCCACAAACCGGAATCGTAAAATGGATAAAGCCAAGAGCTAGACGGGTAAAGGTTGGAGATACCGTAGATTGTTTAATTCATGGGTATCTAAGGATTGTTTTATATTCAAAATATTATGCACTTATTCAAAACGGTTTGATACTTTAGAAGAAGCAGAAATGAATATAAAAATAGTAAGGGAACATATCCACAAAGAATTTGTGTGTCATGGCGAATAACTAAATTGTGAATTTAAACCTCGTCATTGCTCAACTGCGCACGTATTGCCCGTCTTTCGGCGGGCGCGTGGCCGGTTCTGCGCGTTTCAAGCGTTTGGATGAAGCGGGCAACCTGACCGTCCCGGCCGCCTACGTGATCCCGTTGGACGACAACCCCGGCGAACGGATGAGTCTTAACGATGTCAGGCAGCCGATTACCGAATCATTTGCCATCATCGTAGCGCTCAGCAACACGCCGGATGAACGCGGTCAGGCAGCTATTAATTCTGCGCATGACAGCATTCGGGCTGAGCTCTGGAAGGCCTTAATAGGCTGGCAACCCGACCCCGTGACCTATCGCGGCGTCGAATACCAGGGTGGCAACCTGCTTGATTTGGACCGCTCTCGCCTATGGTATCAATTCGATTTTGGCGCGTACATGGAAATAGCCCCGGAAGACGGTTGGCAGGGCGTTGAACTGGCCGCCTTGCCGCATTTTGTTGGTGCAACGATTAACGTTGACGACATCGATCCTGCCGCCGACCCTAATTTGCATTACCCCGGCCCGGACGGGCGCATAGAACATATTGTAAAATCACCCCCCACCGGCGTTTTGCCCTAGGAGTTACCATGTTTGTAAAACCCGCTTCCGGACTGTTTGTGACTGATCCGGATCGCAACGATATTTTGCCTCCCGAAGGGCGAAACGTCGAACCACATCAATACTGGCTGCGCCGTCTGGAAGATGGCGACGTAATAGAAACAACGCCGCCGGTCGATGCGCCGGTTAAAGCGGAAAAGGACAAGGGGTAAGTTATGGCCGTCTCATTTAATTATATTCCCGCCGGTAACGGCGTTCGCGTCCCGCTGTTTTATGCGGAAATGGACAATAGCCAAGCCGGTTATTTCACCCAGTCGTTGAGATCCTTGATGATCGGGCAAAAACTGGCCGCCGGTACTGCCGTCGCCAACGTGCCTTATCTGGTTTCGCAAACCAGCCAGGCCATAGCCCTGTTTGGTCAAGGCTCCATGCTGGCCCGTATGCATGCCATTTACCGCCTGTCCGATCCGACCGGCGAGCTTTGGTGCATGGCCGTGGCTGATGCTGGTGGCGGCGTGCAGGCGACCGGGACGATCACGGTAACCGGTCCTGCCACGGCGGCGGGTACGATCAATCTTTATATCGGCGGCCAACGCGTGCAAGTCGCGGTCGGCAGTACCGATATTGCTACCGCCATCGCGACCAACATTAACGCCGCCATCAACGCGGCGCTGGATTTGCCGGTCACGTCAACCGTGGCAAGCGCTGTCGTAACGCTCACCTGCCGTTGGAAAGGGGCGACCGGCAACGATATTGCCGTGCTGGATTCCTATCGGGGCAGTGCAGGCGGTGAAGCGCTGCCCACTGGCGTGGCGCTGACCTATACAGGCAGTAATTTCCTTACAACAGGCGCAACTAACCCGACACTGACCGGCGCGATTACGGCCATGGGCGATGACGCCTACGACTTTGTTATTCATCCTTTCACCGACAGCGGCAGCCTGGATGTATTCGCCACTGAATATGGCGATTCTTCCGGACGCTGGTCGTGGTCTCGGCAAGTTTACGGGCATTGTTATTCAGCTTTACGCGGCGCATTAGGCGCACTCAGCACCGCCGGTGGTTTGCGTAACGATCCGCACCATACCATTGCCGCCATCGATCTTGATTGCCAGCATCCCTGTTGGGAATACGCAGCGGCTTACGGCGCACGCAATGCGGTTTATATCGCCGCCGATCCGGCACGACCCACGCAAACCGGTGAACTCACCGGCTTGATGGCTCCACGGGCGGGGAAAAAGTTTATCTGGTCTGAACGCAATGTCCTGCTTAACTACGGCATCGCCACCAGCTTTATCGTATCCGGCGTGATCCAGATTGAGCGGGCCATCACGACTTATCAGAAAAACACCTTTGCACAGGCCGATCCCAGTTATCTGGATTCGGAAACCTTGCATACAGCGGCCTACGTGTTGCGCTATCTGCGCTACGCCATCACGCAGAAATACGCACGCCACAAACTGGCCAATGACGGCACCCGTTTTGGACCAGGCAACGCCATTGTCACGCCATCAGTGATTCGCGGCGAGCTGTTGGCGGCTTACGATACACTGATGATGTTAGGTATTGTTGAGAATAAAGAAGCGTTTAATACCTATCTGATTGTCGAACGTGATGGGCTTAATCCCAATCGCGTCAATGTGCTATTCCCTCCAGATTACGTGAATCAGCTAAGGGTTTTCGCTGTGCTCAATCAATTCCGTCTACAGTATCCTGTTCAGGCCGCCGCGTAAAAAAAAGCCGTAGAGACGCAATATTTTGCGTCTCTACAAATAATTCCAAGCGAATAGATTAAGAAATCATGACGGCCGCTAAATTAAACCTACCTGTTATTGAAAAAGGCGCAACGTATCGGCATACGCTGATCTGGCAGGATTCAAACGGCCAACCGATTAACCTGACTAATTGTACCGCAAAATTACAGGTACGTGAGGACCCTGCGGCGATAACGGCTTTGCTTGAACTTAGCACCGAGAACAGCCGCATTACGCTTACGCCGTCCACGGGGAAAATAGACTTTTATGTCACCGCTCATGATACCGACGCGCTAATAGGCGCGGGCGGTTTTTATGATCTGGAAATCTATTTTTTAAACGGGGACACGGTGCGCTTGTGTTCCGGTATGCTGCCGTTTAGCGAACAAATAACGCGATGACCGACACAATTGTTTTAGTCACGCCGGTCATTGATGTACTTGTTACAGACCCACAATCGGTCAATGTAATAAAGACAGCCGAACAAGGTCCGCCGGGGTCAACGGGCGCAACAGGGGCGACAGGGGCAACGGGTGCAACAGGGGCGACAGGGGCGACAGGGGCAAAAGGTGACAAGGGGGATACGGGTAGTATCAGTAATTTGAATGCCATAATTAACTTACCCAATATAACTGGAACTATTGATTTTAATAATAAATATCGTCTGGCTTATAACCCTAATACGAATAGTTTAGACTTTACCTATCTTGGCTGATAACCATGCGAGAGATACAGATAACTCACCGGTTTGCCAGTGCTAAGCCTGACAGTTCAGACCTTACCTTAATACAGCCCTCCAACTGGAATGATAGCCATGTCGTCGGTAATTCAATACCCCATGAATTAGCACAGACCGGCACTAATATCGCCGTTGATACCTCAGTATCTACGTCATTTAAAGCGGTTCTGTCAGGCAATCATTTTTTAGAAAACCCGACGCATTTGGTTGAGGGTGACACGCTGTTATTTATATTTACGCAAGATTCAACCGGTAAGCGGCTGCTGACGTTTGACACACTGTATAAAGTTTCGGGCAGTTCATCGTTGAGCACTAAAGCGGGTTCAATTGATGTACTGAGTTGTTATTACAATGGCGCCTATTTGCTGTGTACCTTACAGCGTAACTTTACGACACCCATTTCCTACTCGGCAGGAACGATGGATTTTAGTGTGATACAAGGTTCTGGACTCATAACCCTAATTCAGTGAAAAATTTATTATGCCAACCACTATAAAAGTTTTAGATTCTGACGGCGTGCCGCAGACTATCAATACGAATCCCGCACTCGGACAAGCGCTCGCTGCTGCCAGTCTCCCTGTCGTATTGGCAAGCGATCAGCCCACGATTCCTGTTGCAACCAATGCGGAAGGAACCATAGGCGCAGGGAGCGCACCCAGCAAATCATTAATTGGCGGGGGTATTTATAACGCATCAAGATTAACGTTGGCATCCGGGCAAGGGTCAGCTTTGCAATTAGATTCAGATGGTTCTTTATACGTTAATGTGGCCGATATAGGTAGTGTTGCGACTTCTGCAAAACAAGATACGCAAACAACAGCCCTTGGAACCTTAGCCTTAGAGAACGGGGGTAATCTTGCCGCTATTTTAGCCAAGATTATTGCAGCGCCTGCAACAGCAGCTGCGCAAGCCACCTTGTTATCTGCTATTCAAGCAGGACTTTATCCCAGTGAGAACCACATAGGCTTTGTTTCAGGCAGCAGTATCGTCGTGACGGCCACGTTCAACAGACCTGCGAACGCAACGGCTTATGCGGCTTTAGCGTCAATCTCGGATTCAACAACTGCGCCCACTATTCTCACGTTTGCCAATATGGGCAGAGTAAACGCGGGGAGCGGCTATATCACGAAAGCGCGATTAATAACCAATCAAAGCACCAACACGGCGCGTTATCGATTGCATCTTTACAATGTAGCGCCGACCGCTATTAACGATGGCGCGGCGTATACAAATTTATCGGCTAATAAAGCCAATAAAATCGGTTATATCGATTTTGACCCGATGGCAACCGAAGGGGCGGGTTCAGACATCGCAGAGTCTCTAAACGCGACCTGCCGATTAGCGTTTTTATGTGCCGCCGCCTCCAGGACTTTATATGGGGCATTGCAAACCAAAGACGTTTTCACGCCTGCCAGCGGTCAAACTTATTTTGTAGAGCTAACACCTGAGCAAAATTAATGAGGCCGTTCAATGCCCGTAGTCTAGTAGCTTCTGCCTTAGTCAGGAAGAAGTATACGTACGCTCAAGTTTCATCAGGCTTTACTGGGCCATTGGATGCGACTACTACAGCTAATACGCTCTATGGCATCGTCAATGGCGCGACGACCTGGAATGGCTGGGTGACCGGGACAGATTTATATATGACGGCTTCTTCAGGATCGGGCACTGTCGCCGCTCTTTTGGAAGTCAGCATTGATGATGGCCTTTGGTTTACGCCCTCTTACCTTTCCTCAATGCCAGGTTTCTATACTATTTTTACTGGAAAACCCCATAGCCAGTATCAAGTCTGTATACGGTTCAAAGGCTCTGCATTCAACCCAAAGTGGATGACGAACACAAGCACGGAAGCTAATCCGTTGTTTATTGTTGACGGAGCCTATTCGCCGTCTATTGTACCCGTTTTAACGTGGGTTCAATGCAATGACGGCAATGCCTTAACTGCTTGGAGTTCGTGTAATGTGGCGGCAACCGGAGGCGGCGGCACTAACTATGTCCCCGCTTACTTGCCAGGATCAATAAGCCTGGTTTCAGGGACTGCCATACCGTCGGTAAAATTTAAAACTAACGCAACCCGGATGGTCGTCATTAATCCTGATCCGTATGTTTTTGTTTCTATAGACGGAGCGGCTTACACCCGGTACAAGTGTTCTTTGGCGACTCAGGTCTATCATACGACCCACATTCCACTGGATGGCGCTACACACACCTATAACGTATGGCAAAGCTCAGCACGGGGGACGTTTAACGTTTTTGCTGTCGGGCTTGATGCGGCGGTCGTCGATTGCGGTACAAAAAGGCGGATGGATCAATATGGTTCATCAACGACAGCAGGCGCCGGGGTAGGCGCGTCCAATTCAGACGGGCAGGTTGATACGATGTCCGTGGCTTCCGCATTAGGTTTGGTAGGTTCCACTTATGGCATATCCGGAGAAAACATAGCCGGGTTTGTTGCCAGAATGACGGCCTTGTTAGCCGCAAAAACCGTGGCATCTACTGATGTTTGCATCCTTCAACTAGGCGCTAATGATATTGGCGTATTGGATGCAACGGCGCAAACGAATATAACAAACATAATCACCGCAATGTTAACGAAAGGTTATGGAAAAATCATTGTACGTGGAAATTTAACCGTGTTGGGCGAGGCGGGTTCAACGACGACGCTTAAAACAGCTGATAATATAACAATCGGTAATTTGGTGACCGCCTACGGCAATGCGAATGTACGTTTTGTAAACCCCATTGCGCTAGCTTGGGGCGTTGTCGATTCACCGGATGCAACGCATCCATCAGTCGTTGGTTATCAAACGATTACACCCCTTGAAGTGACTGCCTATAGCCCTTTAATTTAAGATGGCCTTTAGTCCTGCCTTTAACCCAGCATTTTATCAGGTTAATCTAGGGCCCCTTCTAGGGATTGTTCTCGTTAGAATAACCTCTGATTTAGAACTCCGTTGTTTAGGCGAGTTTATTGAAGGAAACGGGCCCGTATCATTGGACACCCAAGGCAATATTAAAGCCTATGAGTTTATTGAGATGGCTAATATCTTAAGATTGAATGATCAATCAGGTTTGATGGCTTGCCAATTGACTGAACAGGTGGGCAATATCTAATGGCACAGTTAAAAACAGGGACAACGGTAGGCGGTTACCAAGTATTGACGGGGCAAGATGTCGCCTACCTTGCCCAATTAGTATTAGCGCCGCCCCCGGTTATTATTACCGGGACATCGACAGCAGGCTCAACCCTTATCACAATGGCTTCAACGACAGGTGTTTTGTCGGGAATGCAGGTTAACGGTGTCGGCAGTCCCTTAACCACGGCTTTGGCCTGTATGCTGCAAGGCGCGAACGATACGGTAACGGCAACCGCACATGGCTTGGCAAATGGCGATCTAGTCTCGTTTGCAACGCTGGTCACCACGACGGGCATTGCTATCTATACGCCGTATTATGTCGTCAATGCAACGACTAATATATTCCAGCTTGCTTTAACCGCAGGCGGCGCGGCTATAGATTTAGGTGGTGATGGCAGCGGAACAATTTTATATAGAGCAACAATAACGACTGTCAATACCAATGTCAGCGTGGTACTCAATCGGAAAATGACCGGTTCAGGTTTGGCTAATTTTGAATATCGGGCATTTAATACGGGATTAGCCTTGATGAGAGGCTGGGCAATTTAATTATCGGGCGAAATTCTCGCCCTAATCTGGAGAAAATATCATGGGTGGTAGAGTCGCAGGAATCTGTTTCGTCAAATGCGACGGGACTCAACTTGAAATCAAGGGCAAAATAGAAGAGCCGTTAGTTCAATTAGCACGGGAAACAGTCATGTCGCTGGCAGGCAACGCCGGGTATAAAGAAACGGCTCAGCGTCAGTATTTAAAAGTTGACGCCATCTTTACGCGCGATTTTCCGCTGAACAAATTAGCGCAAGGCACCAACATGACCGTGACTGCCGAACTAGCTAACGGCAAGGTTTACACCTTGACTAACGCGTATGTCGAAGGCGAGATGACCGGCAATGGCGAAGAAGGAACGGTGGAAATTGAATTTTCCGGCATTACCGGCGTTTGGCAATGATTGTAAAACTGTCAAAGCCGATCACGGTGGCCGGTGAACCTGTGGCCGAGCTGGACTTACGGGAACCCACCGTCGAGGATGTTACCGACATCGGCTATCCGTTTTCGATGATTCCTACCGACAATGGCACAGAGATCAAGCTGGATGTTAAAGCCGTCCTGAAATATGCGTCACGCCTGGCCGGTGTACCGCCCAGCAGTCTGAAAACTATCTCGCTGGGTGACCTGAGCAATCTGCAAACAGCGGTGATGGGTTTTTTCGGGGACGAGGCGGCGACGCCTCCGAACTCCTAAACAGGATATTTGAAATTGCGTGGTTCTTCAAGATCGACCCGGCTCAGGTTTTCGCGTTAACGCTGGACAAGTTTGAATTGTATTCCAGCCAGGCTGAACGCATCGCCGAACTGACAAATAAAACATGACACCTGCTGACACACTGCCAGCCAATTTGACGCGCTGCAAAGGTCGCGATTGCACCGAAACAGCCGCCTGTTTGCGGTACGTGACCATAGGACGTGACCCAATAGATCGGCATTACTCCTATATCGAAACCGGTATGCACAAAGAATCTGGCTGTATTTTCAAAATCGAGGTAGAGACGCAAAATCTTGCGTCTCTACGGGGATAATCAATGGCCAATTCCTTCAACCTCCGCGCTATCATCAGTTGCGTCGATCGCCTCACGCCTGTCCTAAACGCCCAATCGCGCCAAATCCGTGCTTGGGGGCGGCAATTCGAGCGGGCAGGTCGTGGCGCTATTCCGATGGCGGCAGGACTGGCCGCAGCGGTTCTGATTCCTGCCCGTGCGTTCATGGAAGCCGAAGACGCGGCAACGCAGTTAAAAAGCGTGCTGATGACCCGAGACGGGCTGTCAGGCGGGTTTGAAGACCTGATGAAAATCGCCACCGATCTGGGCAACAAACTGCCGGGAACCACAGCGGATTTCGCGCACATGGCCACCGTCATGAAGGCCAACAATCTGAATACCTCGGTGTTGATCAACGGGGGCTTGAAAGCCGCCGCTTATCTCGCCGTAGCCACAAAGGGGCTCGGCGAAACCTACGACACGGCAGCTGTTGGTATAGCCAAAATATCTAATGTTTTTTCAGTCGCAGACAGTGACCTGGTAGGTCTTGCCGATACCATGCAGCGCGTTGTTCACATGGGCGTCGGCATCGATGATTTTGTGCAGGCCATGTCTAAAGCCGGTGGCCCGTTAAAAGGTCTTAAGGTTCAGGGATTGGAAGTCGCTAACCAGATGGCCCCTTTAATAGCAATGTTGGTGCAGTCCGGGGTCGAAGCCAGCGAAGCGGGAACCGGCCTCAAGAAGATGATTTCAGAGGCTGCCGGGGAAGGAAAGTTCACGTCAATCGCCAATTTGGTTAAAGATCTGCAAAAGGCTAGTAAACTGAAAATGACCAAGCTTTTCCCAGAATTTACAGAGCGTTTCGGCGCAGAACACGCCTCAAAAGCCTTAATTATTTCAACTGGCAATTATGCTGAAATGGTTAAAAAAATGAAAAATCAGGCCGATTTACAGATGCGCATTAATGCGGCGCTGGGATCGCTGACTAATCTTTGGGATGCCGCAACCGGTACGTTCACGAATGCGATGGTGGCATTCGCAACCGCCTACGCACCGGAAATGAAACAGCTTGCACAATCCATCAATGATGTGTCCGGAAGTTTGCAGACCTGGGCCACCAACAACGGCCCCGCGATAAAAATGGTGCTGGAAATGGCGGGGGCATTTGTCGCGCTTAAATTGGCTTTATGGGGCGCTAGTTTGGCTTTTAGGGTATTGAACGGAGTTATGGCTACCAATATTTGGATATTGTTGCTCTCGGCTATAGTTACACTAGCACCGTTGATTTATGAAAACTGGGGAGCAATCTGTGACTTCTTCAAAACGGCCTGGCAAGGTACTACTAACGGGACAAAATCCATT